TGGTGCCGAGGTAGATGAAGAAGAATCAGCTGATTTAGATGATGATATTTCAGATGAAGATATGGAAGTAGCGATTGATGAGCTAGAACCAGAAGAAGTTGAAGAAGAAGAAGTTTAATTTACTTCTCAAGAACAAAACTATTATAAATAAAAGTTAGAACATAAAAAATGACAAAAACATTAAAAAACATTAGAGAACGATTATCTAAAAAAAGGTTACCTGGTGATACAGTGTATACCAAAAAAATTGGTAAGAATGAACTGATGATTAAAAAAATAAAAAATGAGTTTGTTGTTTTTATTGATAATGAAAAGCTTGATTCCTATAAAAATCAGCGTGAAGCTGAAAGAATGGGAAAAGAGTTTTTAAAACAATATAAGGGTTAACTGATGAAGCTAATTACAGAATATACTGAAACAGATGTTCAGTGCATTGTAGAGAAAAAAGAAGATGGCTCTAAATCACATGTGATTGAGGGTATCTTTGCTATGGCTGAATCAAAAAACCGAAATGGACGTGTTTATCCTAAAGCAGTTATGGAAAGTGCTGTAAACAAATACGTCAAAGAACAGGTTTCCAAGGACAGAGCGGTAGGGGAATTAAATCACCCTGATGGACCAACTGTTAACTTGGATAAAGTTTCTCATAAGATTACTGAACTCAAATGTGAGGGAAATAATGTTATGGGAAAGGCACGAATTTTGGATACTCCAATGGGCAATATTGTTAAAGGTTTGCTTGAGGGTGGTGTTCAACTAGGTGTCTCAACTCGTGGTATGGGTAGCCTCGAGCAGCGCAATGGCGCTATGTATGTCAAGGATGACTTTATGCTTAATACGGTTGATATCGTACAAGACCCATCAGCACCGAATGCTTTTGTTAATGGAATTATGGAAGGTGTTGACTGGATCTGGAATAATGGCATCATTGAAGCTCGAGAAATTGAACAAATAGAGACTGAAATTAAACGTGCTCCACGTGCGGATCTATATGAAACGCAGGTTCGTGAGTATAAGAATTTCCTCTCGTTACTGAAAACACAGCAATATTAAGGAGTCAAACATGACTGATCAAGTACAAGATCAAGATGTTGAGCTCGACGAGATCGAAATCGAAGAAGCTCAAACTCACGATCCTAAAAATGCTGAAGCTCAATCAATTGCCTCTGTTGATAAAGCAGAGAAAGCTGGTAAAGTCGCACCTAAACGTAAAGGCGACAAGAGCAACAGCGAACCCTCGCATCTAAAAGGCGCTGGCACCAAAGCCGAGTCTGTAGAATTTAATGGAGACTTTAGTGAAGACCTAAACGCTTTGGTTGAATCTGAGGCGACTCTTTCAGAAGAGTTCAAAGCCAAAACAGCGGTTATTTTTGAAGCGGCGGTAAAGCAAAAACTTTCAGAAGAGATCGACCGTTTGGAAACTGAGTACCAACAGCAGTTGGACGAAGAGATCCAAGCAACGAAGGAAGATCTAGTCGAGAAGGTTGATGGCTACCTCAACTATGTGGTTGAGCAATGGATGGAAGACAACAAACTAGCGATTCAAACTGGCCTACGCACAGAGATCGCAGAAGGTTTCATGGACAAGTTGAAAGACCTGTTTGTAGAATCTTATGTTGAAGTTCCAGAGTCCAAAGTCGACCTAGTTGACGAACTAGCAGAAGCTAACGAAGAGCTTGAAGAGCAAGTTAACGTTGCAACTGCTAAGTCTATTGAACTTGCAGAAGAACTAGAATCATATAAACGTGAAGCGGTTATCCGTGAAGCAGCTAAAGATCTAGCTGAAACTCAAGTAGAAAAGCTACGTTCGTTGGCAGAGAACATTGATTTCGAAGATGATGAGACTTTTGCATCAAAAGTTAAAACAATCAAAGAATCATATTTCTCAAAGAAAACAACTGAATCTGTAATTGAAGAATCTATCGATGATGATGCTGCTGACAGCGAAGTCGAAGTTTCACCAATGATGGAACAGTATCTTGCAGCAATCAGAAAAGCAAATAACTAAGGAGATCCTATAATGGAAACTTATGATCGTCTCGTCGAGAAATGGTCTCCAGTACTGAACGAAGAGTCAGCTGGTGCCATTGGCGATAAGCACAAGAAAGCAGTAACTGCTGCGATCTTGGAAAACACAGAGAAAGCTCTTAACGAGCAAGCAGAGCAAGCTTCATTCGGTCAAATGAACGAAGATGCAGCTGCAAACAACACAACTTCAGTTGCTAACTGGAACCCAGTACTTATCTCACTAGTACGTCGTTCTATGCCAAACCTAATGGCATATGACATCTGTGGTGTTCAGCCAATGACAGGCCCAACAGGCTTGATCTTTGCTATGAAATCACGCTACAGAACAACACGTGCCGGTGCGACATCTGGTAACGAAGCACTGTTCAACGAAGCAATCACAGGCTTCTCAGGTGACTCATCAGTAACTAACGCAGCAAGCCCATCAGGTTTGTCTGGTGTTACTGACTCAAACGGCGACTCATCTATCGATAACGACCGTGATTCAAACGTTCCTGCAGGCGGT